CTCCGAAATTTGCCAAGGTCACGGGGACCATTGACGTATCGGGACCATTTGCGGAATCCTCGTACAGAATCGCGCTCAATGTTGCGGGTGCATTGAATGCCGCTCCGACATTAAGCTCCACCATAACCGATTCGTAACTCTGGCAGTCAATATGAGTGCCGAAAGTTGCGGTTGTTCCCGTGAGGACTTGCGGAGCCTGAGATTGCTGCGTCAAGATTTCCTCCACGACTTCCCTTACTCGTCCCATAAGTTATTTCCTTGTGTAAAGACTTGCCCTCGACTAAAACCGTCGCTGAGAAAACTTACCAGTTCGATTCAGTCGTTTCGCAACCTTTCGCCTGCGTCATTGCAGTCTGACGCATGAGCTGCGTATCGAATTCCTGGAACATGACAATGTAAAGCTGATCGTCAAGGAACGCGCTGCCAGTCGAGCCGTCACCGGCAACATCCGAAACCTTGATAATCAGATCGCGCCACATTCCCATCCAGAACAAATCCCAGTTTCCATACGTCACGGAAGAGCATGTACCGGACGCACCGAAACTTTCATTGTTCGGAACGAGCGTTGTAACGGCAATCTTCTGGCCCAACTGATCCGAAAGAACCTTGTCAGTCATAAGAAGATTCATCGGAAGAATCGGAAAGCCCGTCGATTGCGGCTGGCCGGAATAGAACGAAACACGCTCGCGCTTCATTCCATTCTTCACGCGCGGATGCATGAGAAAACCGAGTTTTGCGCCGGGCGTAGACTGTTCGTCCGCACACTCGATATCGGTTATCATGTGTGAAGCATCGTCAACGCGGAAACGTCCACCGCCTGTCGTCACCTGACCTTGTGAGTTGATATAGTTCTGCATGGCAACCGTGCTTGGTGTCATGCCGGTTGCGAACTGATACAGACCTTTCGGCTGCTTGCCTGTTCCCGTTCCGGTCATTGCGTTCTGCTCTATCGTCCTTCGCATGACATACTGCAAGTCATCACGGATGATCTTGTCGGATACGCCACGCGATTGATAGATAAGACGATTTGACTGTTTCGTGAATGCAGCAGCTTTGCGCGGACGCAGAACGACTTCACCGTACAACACATCGGATGACGGCGGTTTTCCCATTTCACCTACCATATACCCGGTTGTACGCTGTGTTTTCTTCGGCACGGGAAGTTCACCGACAAGTCCCTTAACAATGTTCATTCCAAGATCGGCCATAGGCATATTCTGGAATACCATGTCAATGAAATTATTGGTAACGTCATCGGGGATCAGATAACCGCCGGTTGACCCGACATCCGCCATGCCCGCTTTTGTCCGCACTTCCATTGCGGCTTTGATCATTTCCTTTTCCGGCATTGCGTCTTTCCACGGATCGGTAACATTGCATCGCTTGTCCGCCTCGAAATAAAGAGCCTTGACAAACATTCCGAAATCGAAAGGATGCCTTGTCAATTCCTCTTTCAGTCCGGGCACTCCGCGCATTGCCACGACTTTCATCTGCTCGGTTACGGAGTTCAAGGCTTTCTTGACAGAATCCAATTCTGTCTCAAGAGCCTTTCGCGCCGTTTCCGCTTTCTCGCCTGACGCTGCAAGGAGTCCATTGACTTGCGTCTGTATGTCCCCTTGCCATTTCGTCAAGGTTTCCTGGAATTCCTTGAGTTCCATAGTTACTTTTGTCCGATCTTGAATTGTACGCCCTCAAGTGCTTGCACATACAAATCCTTTCCGGTGTTTTGATTCCTGCCTTTGCCTTTGTCGCCCTGAGGGATTTGTGCAATGGCTTTTTCAAATATACCAGTCAAGATTTTTTCCATTCCGTTAAGATCAACCGCAACCTCGATATTGTGCGGTTTGTTAAGTATCACATCCAAATCTTTTTTCGTCAAGTGTTCACCGGGGTTATCTTCTTCCTCGGTATCCTCGTCACCGTCATTATCAGGACCACGAATGATACTGATAAATTCTGTAAGATATGGAAGAGCGAGTTCACTGAATTCTCCGAGAATAAGTCCGGCAAGCACTTCTTCGGTAATGGTATCTTTCTCATCATCATTGGCAACAGTCCATGCCTCTTGATGCATGCCGTCGAACAAAGCCCTGAGAGAATCACATACTATTCTCATTTCGGTTTGTTCTTCGATTGATTTTGAATAAGATTTCTTTCCATTAGCACGATCTATAGCCTCTTGATATACAAGTCCGGCTCTTCTCTGTGCTTCTTTCTTGTCAAATTCGCCATCATTCAAACTCTGATGGATTACATTCAATTTATGCTCCAAATAAGTCTGCGCATTTTTTTTTGACTCTGCATCAGCTTTCTTAATTGCTTCATGATACTTATCCACAATACCACTAGTCGGCTTAATTTCGTCATGACCATCTTCTTCATGACCGCCTTCTGGATGTCTACCACTGCCAGGACCGCCTTTATCAAGAAATTTATGTCCTGCTTTCGCCGCTTCATAATGTGCTTTGATGTACTTCATGGCATGAGGCAACGCCATCTTATGATGCTCATCAAGCAAATTCTTAGCAGCAACACGAGCATTGACATCCGGTTTATCTTTGTGTTTATGAATCTCATGTATCAACGCTTTATGAACCGTTTTCAGCGCGTCATGATGAACCCTGAGAGAAGCCTGTACAAAATCCTTCGTACTGTCATCAATATTTGCATCATCCTCGTCGAATTCAGGATTTGCATTATTTGCCTGTGCCGCTTTGATGTACTTCTCGACATGATCTTCCACAAGTCCGCGATATTCATTCAATGCATCATTGCCAAGATCAGTACCATCACCCAGCGAATCGGCCATTCCGCCTTCCGTTTTCGCACATTTGATTGCTTCATGCTTCATTCGATGCATCATTGCAGTATGCGCAATATGCATAGCACGATGAGCGATACGCGCTTGTGTCATAACAGTGGTTTCATCATCCCCAAGCTCCTCGGTTTTTTCCAATGACTTCGCGGCTGTAAATGATCCTTTATGCGATTTACAATGTGCGGATGCTTCAGCGGAAGTCCACGTATCCTTGGGATAACGGTATGCCTGTTGCACAAATTTTCCGTTTTGTTCCTGATAAATCACATCGTAAGATTTTCCTTCATGCTTCTGCGCACCATTCTTACGCCGTGTCTTTGCGCCGTCTTTCGGTTGCACCAAACGGCAGCTATGTTCGTTGGGAAAAGGTTTTCCTTCTCCGACAAGTTCACATTGCCCATTAGCACAGAACATTTCCGCACCGATTGCGAACTTGACCTCTTCGGTGTTGTCGAGAAAATCCTTCTCGTCGAAGAAATCGAGGAATGACTTCTCCTGCACGGTGAGCTTGTCACCCTTCAGCACGACGCGCCATTCAGGAAAATCAATTCCGGTTTCCTCATGACGCACGGTAAATACATTATGATAATCCGATAACGATTTGCATTTGTATTCATCCGCACAAGTCGCTTCATCGTTTGCGCCTACTCCCACAAGTGAATACTCATGTAAACGCCATTTCTTCCGGTCCATTCCGCCTTTGATGGGAACGTTTGCGCCTTTCTCATCGGACGGCAACCATCCGATAGACCAATTCGGCGTGTAACCATCTCTTGCTTTTTCGTAAAGTTTTTGTCCCGTATGATCAGGTGGCGTAAGATTACTGCCATCATAAAATTGCGTCGTAGCAATCAATCCTGGATTGCCGGATTTGGGATGAAGACCGTATCGAATACCTTTACATTTGGCAATTGGTTCATTGCCGTTTTTCGGATCTTTTCCATGCTGTTGCAATACGACTACCTTGCCGCGCTGCTGCATGCCATCAGCACGCATTATATCACCGTCTTCATCCTGTTTTTCGGTTGATATAAAATGTTCCAACGTCAACGTTTTGTCATCGTGTGACAGGACTTCACCTTCGTAAAGCTTATGAAGGATTTTTGCTAGCATGATCTTTCTCCTTGGACGGTTTAACGTCCTTCGTTTTATAGCCCTGCTTTTTTGCGTCGGCTGTTAGAACCTTTTTATGATACTTGTCAAACACATCAGCCTCCAAACGAATACTGACTCATCATAATACCCTGACCTATCAACGCCGTCGCATTCTGCGAAATGTCCACGGACTGCGGTGGATTTACGGGTGCAACATCACGCGCAGGACCGGAAACGGGTTTAATAACAGGTTCAACTTTTTTAGATGCCACTTTCTTGATATTCCTAAGCGTAGCTTTCGCAACCTTAGTCTCCTTTACGGACGTGGCTTTCTTAACCGGTTTTGATTTCGTAACTGGTTTTTTCGGTTTCTTGTTCATTTGATAACCCTCCTATTGATTTAAGATATTTCGTATCTTTTCAGCATGATCTTTTTCATCGTTCAATATTTCCG